TGTGAACGGCTTCAGGGATTTCCGGATGGCTGGACGGACATCGGCGACTACACCGACAGCACCGGCAAGAAGCGCAAGACCTCCGACAGCGCGCGGTACAAGGCGCTCGGCAACAGCATCGCGCTGCCGTTCTGGCGCTGGATGTTCGGGCGCATGGCGGCCTATCTGCCGGAAGGTGCGACACTCGGCAGCCTGTTTGATGGCATCGGCGGATTCCCGCTGTGCTGGGAGGATGTACACGGTGTCGGGACGGCAATCTGGGCAAGCGAGATTGAGGAGTTTCCAATCGCCGTGACGAAAAAGAGATTTGGAGGGGTAAAAACATGAAAACCAGACATGATAACGGCGCACCCGCTGTGGAAAGCGTACGCGAGCTGCTGAACCGGCCGCGCTCGAGCGCAGATTTCTCGCCAGCAGCACGCTACGCTGTTAACAAGCTGTGCGACTATGCTGAACAGGAGCACGAGCAGCGCGAGAAAGCGGAAACCATGCTCTGTAACGAGCGGCGCAAGGCACTTGCGTTCTCTGCCGAAATGGCGCGGCAGGAACGCACGATCGACGACTTGCGGCAGCAGTTGTCGTTTATGCAGCAGGCGCGGTGGGACGCGGGGGTGTGAATATGGACGTGGCAGAATTTTTTAGCGAACTCAGACGGATGTGTAAATCGTCCAGTGATTGCGCAAAGTGTGAGTATCATGGTGACAGGTGCGATAACGCCATTGAGCTTCTCGAAAAAAACGTTGCTGTGGTGGAACAGTGGTCTCTGGAGCATCCGCGCAAGACGCGACAGGACGTGTTTTTGGAACAGTGGCCGGAGGCAAAGATTGAAGATGGTATGTTGAAATTATGTCCCTGCATGATTTCCGAGTCGCACAGGGACGCACAAGGTAACTGCGCAACCATACAGCGCCAATGTTCTGACTGCTGCCGCGAGTTCTGGATGCAGGAGGTGGAGTGATGGGTTGTGATACTTGTGTATTTTACCCGCCAAGCGCTTGCGACGGTAAACCGTGCTGCGTGTGTGACACTGACGATGTATTGTTTAACTGCTATCAACCAGCTTGTGAAAAGGAAGGTGCTGACATGGTTGAATACATCAAGCGTGGAGCGGCGACGCGCGAACTGAAAGAGGAATAACCATGCCGAAAGGTAATGCAAGAATGGAGGACTACTTAAATGATCGCTGAGTATCTTGATAAGGGCAGTTTAGTTGCGCGGATGGGATATTACAAGGAGCACACCACTGAGGGATCTGGTGAACATTATGCGTATGGGGTTGCACTGAGAGAGATAAGAAATGCCCCCGCTGCTAACGTTGCGCCGGTGGTGCGGTGCAAAGACTGCGAATACAGCTACGACGAAATAAGCTATCTGTGCTGTTCGCACGGTGTTTGTGCTGACTGCGAAGTGCCGCCGAACTTCTACTGTGCAGAGGGGAAAAGAAAGGAGAATGACGAATGACAGCAGCAGAAGCGAAAAGGATTATACACCCCGAAACTACGGTAGAAGCGCTTGCAGAAATCAAAGACAAGAACGCAAAAGTTGCCGCAGTTGATGACGCTTGCTTGGTGGCATGCGCTGCGCTTGATAAGCAGATACCGAAGAAGCCGAGAGAAACAAGGTGCGCTTTGATGTGCGCAAATTGCGGGCACAAAATCACGGAAAAAGGCTGTAAGAAATTACATAGAAACTACTGCAAAAAATGCGGTCAGCGGATTTTATGGGAGGATGAATAATGGAAGGAGACGGCAGAGAAGATGTCTGAATACATCGAGCGTGAAGCGGCTGTAGCCGCCGGAGGTGGAAAATGCTGAAGCCAAGTGATCTGACGAAGGCGGAACTGCTGCAAGTGGTGGAAATGTTGGCGGAAGCGGCTAACGAATATTATTTGGATCGTGCGCTGGGACGCATCGAAATGCAGCGGAACGATGCCCATTACGCAAGATGCCGAAAGCTGATTGACGAAGAGAGAAGACACACCGAGGCATATTTTGAGCTCCTCCGGCCTTATGACGGGCAATCCATTACGAATATTCCGCTGGACGTTGTCAAGCGAGCGCAAGCAGAATGGGAGAAAGCCAGGTCTGCGGGAAAAGAGTGGGACAAGCTGAACGGAATCAAACTGAAAGGGAGGGTAAGTGATGGCTGAATACATAAACGAAACGGAAGTGCTGCAGAGAGCGCTGTACACCTATGGATCCGCCCCACAGATTGCGATGGTGTTTGAGGAAATGAGCGAGCTGCAAAAGGAACTGTGCAAGTACCTGCGCGGCAAATACTCGCTGGCAAACATCGCCGAGGAGATAGCCGACGTGGAGATCGTGCTCGAGCAAATGAAGATGCTGTTTTGCTGCGCAGATGATGTGCGCAATGAGCGCAGGCGCAAGGTAGAGCGGCTGAAAGAGAGGCTGGACAATGGAACCTGAATACATCGAGCGGAAAGCGCTGGATAAAGCACTGACGGCCGCCGCGGCACATGACAAGGACAAAAACCGCCGCACATGGGCAAAGGCGATCTGCATTTTGCACGATCTACCGGCTGCCGACGTTGCGCCGGTGGTGCGGTGCGAGAATTGCCGCTATGCAATGTGGGTGGAATGGGCGAAGAAATACTCCTGCGGTCAAGTCCGTGGCCTGTTGGTATTCGGAGATCATTTCTGTGCATTCGGCAAACGAGAGTATGAGAGCAGGCCGCAAGCATCATTATGACTGCGGCATACATTTTTGCAATCGGCTTAGAATGGATTGCCCAGACGATTCGGATTTTTTCTGCTCCTACGGAGAGAGAAAGGACGGAGGTGTAGAATAATGCGAAACCCATGTAAGGACTGCATCTATTATCACAAGGAGAACAGAACTTGCCAGTCGAAGAAATGCGCTACTGGTGGTAGCGGAAAAGTATCTTGGATTGATAAATTGTTCTGTGCTCCACGCAAAAAGGATGGACGGTGACAGCGATGCCAAAGCGGATTAACCCACGCCGGAGGCCGGCGACACAGGCAGACGTGCAGCGCGCAAAGGACACGGCAGGCGTCCGGCGATGCCGGAACATCTAAAAACAGGAGGAAACAACAATGGAAGCAAACACAATGTGGGAAGACGCGCGCAACGACGCGCACAGCGCCGCGCACAACAGGGCATGCCTCGACATCCTGACGAATGCGATCTTCAACTCCGCCCGGCTGAACTATAGCGGTGAAAAACTCGCCTTCGACGACGACGAGCTTTGTACCGTGCTTCGGGCAATGTACCCGAATGATTACGACAGCGTGCTCGTAAATCTGCAAGCGATCAAGGCGGGCGAATGAAAGGAGAAACACAATGCCGACTGAATTCCCGTTTGAACGCGCTGCGATGAATGACGAAGATATGCAGAGAGGCCTTGACATCGCAGACGCTTGTTTTTATACCGCTCTGCGGATTATTTACAAGGCGTATCATAATGGGGTTATCGATAGGAAAACCGGTGTAGAGCTAAAAAAGCAGCTTTCTCGCGCCTATAAAAGCGATAAGAGCGAAGTTGAGTTTTTAGAGCGAAGTGCGCTTGCTCTGAACGATCGAATCAAAAAAGCGTCGGAGGCATATAAATCCCATCGCACGCTTAAAAACGCCGACGAGCTTTACAACGCATTTTACAATCTATAATTTTTGCCGTCTGTCTTTTGGCAGGCGGCTTCTTGTTGCTTACGCCGGGAAAACATGATATAATTTATTAGGAGGCGATGAAATTGAACGTTGTGTATAAGAAACTCCGCGAAATTACACCGTATGATAAAAATGCGAAAAAGCATGATAAGACCCAGATTGCAAATGTTGCGGAAAGTATCAAGCAATACGGCTTTGTGCAGCCGATTGTGATTGACCGCGACGGTGTGATTGTTATCGGCCACTGTCGTGCTCTGGCGGCAAAGAAACTTGGCATGAAAGAAGTGCCGTGTGTCTGTGTGGATGATCTGACGCCGGAGCAGGTGAACGCTCTGCGGCTGGTAGATAATAAGAGCAACGAGAGCGATTGGGACTTTGATCTGCTGAAAGATGAACTGCCGGAGTTGGATTTGAGCGATTTTGATTTTGATTTTGATTTTGGCTTGCAAGCCGATGGAGAAGATTATTCACCAGATGAATTTGGCGATGAATTTTCGTTGCCAGATGGCGATAAACCAGAAATCTGCCAAATGACATTTACCCTACACCAACAGCAAAAGGAATTGATTGAATACGCAATTAGCATTGTGAAAGATAATGTATCTGAAACATTTGGTAATGCCAACGAAAATGGGAACGCATTGTATGAGGTGATACGGCAATGGGCAGCGCAAAGGAATTGATTGTAAAAGTTATTCCGAGCAAGGTTGCCGTTCCGTTTGTGAAAACGCACCATTATAGTGGCAAGGTTGTGAATAACAGCAATTTGCATTTCGGCGTGTTTTACGAAGGCAGACTTCACGGCGTCATGTCCTTTGGCCCGTCTTTGGATAAGTCAAAAATACAGGGGCTTGTTGAGGGAACCGGGTGGAACGAATTCATCGAATTGAACCGTATGGCGTTTGATGATGTGCTGCCGCGTAATAGTGAGAGCCGGGCGATTGCGATTGCGATGAAGCTAATCAGAAAAAACGCGCCTCAAATCAAATGGGTCATTTCGTTTGCTGATGGTTGCCAATGCGGTGACGGAACAATCTACCGCGCAAGTGGGTTTATCTTGACGGGTTATTCAAGCGGCTCAATGTGGAAGCTTCCTGATTACCTCGTGAAAATAAACGGCGGGGACGTTGCCCACAGAATGAAAGTGCAAAACAAACGCAGTGCTTTGTCAAGGTATATTCTCCAAGAAACGCATGGTAAAAACTTAACGATGGAAAAGTGCGTTGAGAAGTTTGGCGGGGAAATTCTTGATGGGAAGATGTTTCGGTATATCTATTTTATCGATTCAACATATAGGGATCGGCTTCTCGTTCCGATCATTCCATTTTCCAAAATCGATGAAATGGGCGCTGGAATGTATAAGGGGAAAAAGGTAACGCAAGCTGAAAGGCATAATAAAAAGCAACCCGAATAAACGAGTTGCTTCAATGGAGCGGAGGGGTCGGAATTGAACCGCCTATTCCATACGGATGTATGGTGTTTTAACAATAGACTACCTCCGCATATTTTGGTATTATTATAGCAACTAAAAAATGGTTTGTCAATATATTAAAAAGCGAAGTGAGATAAATGGCGAATGAGCAGAATTTAAGGCCGTGTGAGCATAAATTTACCCAAGAAGAAGCCAAGAAAGGCGGCGTTGCATCCAGAGAGGCTCGACGCAAAAAAAAATTGCTACGAGAATGTCTGCAAGAGCTGATGCAGATGGAATATAGCACTTCGCAAGGGAAAAAATCCGGTTCTGAAATGCTGTCGGCAATGCTGATGAAAAAGGCGATGAGTGGAGACATCAAGGCGTTTGAAGTCCTGCGAGACACGGCGGGGGAAAAGCCGGTTGATAAAGTCATGTTTGCAGATGTGGACAAAAGCGTGATTGACGAAGTGGAGAAGATGGTAAATGACACGGGAGCAAGCGGTTAATTTTCTGCTGGAAAAACCTTATCTTTTCGCGCATATGCTTGGGTTTACGAAGCTGACCGAGCTGCATAACGGCTGGATTATCGACATGGTGCGTGGCAAAGAAGATAAGACACTGCAAGCACACCGTGGTAGCTATAAAACGACCTGCGTGTCCATCGCGCTGGCTATCATCATCATTCTAATGCCGCGCAAAAAGACGTTATTCATGCGAAAAACCGACACGGACGTGAAGGAGGTTATCAAGCAGGTTCAAAAAATTTTGCTTGACCCCCACACGCTTTATTTCGTGCAGGTGATTTATGGCACGCCACTCCGGTTGACCGTTTCTTCCGCGACAGAGATCAACACAAACCTTGCGACAGACATCAAGGGCACATCCCAGCTTGTCGGTATTGGTACGCAAGCTAGCTTGACTGGCAAACACTTTGATTGCGTTTTTACGGATGATATTGTCAACGTTAACGACCGCATTTCTCGCGCGGAGCGAGACCGGACGAAACTGGTGTATCAAGAATTGCAAAACATCCGAAACCGAGGCGGAAGAATCTATAACACGGGAACTCCGTGGAGTAAAGACGATGCTTTTACTTTGATGCCTAACATCGAGCGCTTTGATTGCTATCAAACCGGGCTTATCCCGCCGGAAGATTTGGAGCAAATTAAGGCAAGCATGACCGCGTCTCTGTTCGCCGCGAACTACGAATTACGTCATGTAGCAGAAGAGGACGTTATTTTTTCCAACCCGCGCACAGATTGTGACACAGCGCTGGTTGAACAGGGCGATTGCCATATCGACGCTGCATATGGCGGCGAAGATTATACCGCATTTACCATCGTGTCAAAGCGCAATGGCAATTACTATTTTTACGGGCGCTTGTGGCGTAAACACGTAGATGACTGCCTCGACGAGATACAGGGCTTGCGCAAGCGCTTCAATGCTGGTAGAATTTACTGCGAGGACAACGGCGATAAAGGATATTTGGCGAAAGAACTGCGCAAGCGTGGTGAACGTGCTGTTACCTACCACGAGAATATGAACAAGTTTTTGAAAATCACATCGTATCTGAAAGCTGAATGGAACAACGTTTATTTCGTCAGCGGGACTGATAAAGAATTTATCGACCAAATTTGCGATTACAACGAAAACGCTGAACACGATGATGCACCGGATAGCGTGGCAAGCCAGGTGCGGCGGCTGTGGAGGAAAAACAGCACGGTAGAAAAATATCAATCCATTTTGAGTTAACGGGGTGGTAAACATAAAGACGTATCAGGACTTGACCGCGCTCGGCGATAATGAAGCGGCGCGGATGGGTTTCATTCTGGCGGCGATCGGGGAGCACAAAAGCAGCTTTGCGTATAAAACTGCATCGCTGGCGGAGCAGTACTATCGCGGATTGAACCCAAAAATCATGCATTATCAGAAAGTGCTTTATGATCTTCGTGGTAAGGCACACGCGGACGCATGGAGCGCGAACCACAAGATCGCATCAAACTTTTTTAATTTCGCAGTAACACAGGAAAACCAGTATCTTCTTGGCAATGGCGCGATGTTCGGCAAGGACGATACGAAACAGCGGCTTTCCGGCGGCGATAAAGAAATGCATAGCAATCGCTATGAATTTGATAGTCAGTTGCAAAAGGCCGGTAAAGAGGCGCTTATCGGCGGCGTATCTTTCGGCTTTTGGAATTATGACCATTTGGATGTGTTCTCGCTGACAGAATTTGTGCCGCTGTATGACGAAATGGACGGCGCGTTGAAAGCTGGCATCCGCTGGTGGCAGGTGGCGGAAGATAAGCCGCTCAGAGCGACACTGTATGAAATCGATGGATACACGGATTACGTCGCGCAGAATGGAGCGGAAATCAAATCCGCCGATGATGGTGGGAAGCGGCCTTATATCATTAAACGTCGTGGAGATGCGAAGGACGCTGCGGACAACACCGAAGTGTTTGAAGGCGATAATTATCCGGCGTTCCCGATTGTCCCGCTTTATGGTAACGACAAAAAGCAGTCAGAGCTTGTTGGACGGCAGGGAACGCTTGATGCCTTTGACCTGCTGAATAGTAACCTTGTCAACAATGTGGACGAGGGAAATTACATTTACTGGGCAATCACAAACTGCGGTGGCATGGACGATGAGGACGATCAAAAATTCATCGAGCGCATGAAAACCGTCCATGTTGCCCACGTTGATGGTGACGGTAGTGGTGGAGCAAAGGTCGAAGCACACACGGTTGAAACACCGTTTCAGGCTTCCGACACGGCGATTTCCACAATCAAAACAAGGTTGTACGAAGATTTTCAGTGCCTGAACGTTGCCGATTTGTCAGCCGCGGCAAAAACGGCAACTGAAATTCGCGCAGCTTATCAGCCGCTTGATAGCAAGGCGGATATGTACGAATATTGCGTGATTGATTTCGTGCAAAAAATTCTTGCGATCGCGGGGATTGAAGACGAAGTGAGTTTCAAGCGTTCGAAAATTATCAATCAAAGCGAAGAAATCAACATGATTTTGTCAGCGGCCGAATATCTCGATGATGAAACTGTGACGGAGCAGCTTTGCTTTATTCTCGGCCTCGGAGAGCAGGCCGACGAGATTATCAAGCGTAAGAGGAACGAGGAAACCGAGAGATTTGAACCGGAAAGCGAAGACGAGGTGAGCGTTAATGGCGACAATTAAAATCGCGGACGGACGTGGAGAACTGTATCAGTGGGACACTGGCAGAAAAGTCGTAATCGACGATGAAAGCATCAAGCAGGTGCATTATCAAAACCGTTTTTATGGGCGCACGATTGACGTTGATGTGTCTGACGGTTTTGCAATTATCCCAGATCAGCTTTTGCAATCATTCGCGCCGCTGGTTGTTTTTGCGTGGGCTGGAAGTGCCGAAGACGGTTACACCAAAATCGAAAAGGCTTTTAAGGTACACAAGCGAAACAAACCAGCCGACTATGTGTTTACACCTGTAGACCAGAAGACTTTGGACGACCTGCAAAAACAGATTGGTGACATTGCCGACCTGACGACGGAGGCGAAGGAAAATCTTGTCGCGGCCATCAACGAAGCTGCCGCAAGTGGCGGCGCTGGCAGCATGGACTTGCGCGTGGCGGACGGCTATATCCAGTACAGCACGGACAGCGGCATGACGTGGCAAAATCTCATTGCCGTGGCAGACCTTAAGGGCGCGGACGGTTCGCAAGGCCCAAAAGGCGAGCCGGGCGCGGCTGGTACACCCGGCAAGGATGGCGCGGTCGGCCCGCAAGGCCCTGCCGGTGCACCCGGCAAGACACCTGTCAGAGGCACGGACTATTGGACGGCAGCTGATAAGCAGGAGATTGTCAACAGCGTCATAGCCGCCCTGCCTGATGGCACGGAGGTGAGCTACTGAGATGAAAAAGCTCTACGAAGAAACCGCCGTACAGGACATTGCAGCAGCTATCCGCGAGAAAAATGGCACTGCAACGAAATACAAAGTCGCGGAGATGGGCGATGCGGTGCGCGGCATCACTGGCGCGGAGGAGGTTGCGTGGCATCAGTGCCCGGAGGCGGTGCGCAATTATCTGAGCAGTGTGACCTATGATCCCGGCGATTACAGCACATCTCAAATTGCCAGTTATGCCCCCGCGACAGCAGTGGTGAGCAATTACAAGCCCATCGGGCAGACGGTTGGCGGCGTTACGTACTACAACGAAGTGCCAAATGTGCTCACGCCATTTGCCTCTGGCGGGAAAGCTGGGACGCTCAAACCGCTGGACGCATTAAGATGGATTCGCACGCGGGACAGCTCCGCAGAAGCGTGGAATGTACGCGACCTTGGCGGTTGGGCGTGCGACGGCGGCACGGTGAAATACGGTCTGCTGATTCGCGGCGGGCGTATCTCTGCCGCAGATCGGGCGGTACTGGTTGGTCAGTTCAATATACAACATGAGATTGATCTCAGAGGCAAAGAGGTACGCGATCCGTCCGACGGTGAAGTTGCAACGGAATCCCCGCTTGGCAGCGATGTGTGGTTTACGATTGCTGACAAGGCAGCGGCCTACGCGCTGACGCCGGTTGCGACGTGGCAGCTCTATCTTCGCTGCGTAATTGACGCAGTTACGCACCGTGAACCCGTATACTTTCACTGCACGGCGGGGGCAGACCGCACTGCAACTCTCGCGTGTGTGCTGGAGGGGTTGCTCGGTATGTCCCAATCCGATATCGACAAAGACTATGAATTGACGTGTTTTTACTCTGGCACTGAAACGGACGCACTTGCACGCCGTCGCAATGAACCAGAATGGAAAAGGCTTATTAACGAAATCAATGCTGTTTCAGGCAGTACGTTCCGTGACAAATGTGTACACTTTGCTGTCGAAACTTGCGGAATGTCAATGTCCGATATCAACGCTTTCCGGGTGGCTATGACCGACGGAACGCCGGAGATGCTGCACTGGTATCAGCCAATCACCAAAAATCTCACAGGCTGCTCTATCAGCAACCCTGCAACTCAGATAGAATATGGTGAGGCGTACACCGCTGTTCTAGCGGCAGATAGCGGAAAGACGATCACGTCGGTAGTGATCAAAATGGGGGGCGTGGATATCACGGCCACTGCTTACTCGGCTGGCAGCGGTGCAGTCAACATCGCCAAGGTTACTGGCGCAATTATGATTACTGCTGCGGCATCTGTTCCCACTGTGACTTACAACATCACGCGCAATCTCACAAACTGTTCATCTTCTAACACTGCCGACAACATTGCAGAGGGCGCGGCCTATACCACGACGCTCGCCCCGACGGGAACTTTCAAGAAGCTCGGCGCAATCACAGTAACAATGGGTGGAACGGACATATCCACTTCGGCAGTATCTGGGAACACAATCACAATCGCCAACGTAACTGGCAACATTGGGATTACCTGCGCGGCGGTCATCACAAACATCATCGACACCATCGGAATCTCTGCGAACACGCGGCTGAGCACATCGAGCGGCACGAACAAAGAGCAGGTAGGATGGGCGACAATCGGCGCAAATATGGATGTGCCGAGCCTGATTCACTTGAAAGCAGGAGACACGCTCCGCATCAAGGGCGCGAGCCTCCCCACTGAGAATGATTGGAAAAGTGCGGCGGCAGAGTACAGCGCAACGGCAACGTTGGTATCTACGAGCTACATATACAACGGTCATACATGGAATAGTCTTAATTTCAACAGCGATGGGGACATCGTCACGATAACAGCGCCCGGCGAGCATTACATCCGCGTAAGTCTGATCTGCACGGACGCGACGGCAGTTATCGCTACCATTAACGAACCGATCACGTAAAAGGAGGCACAAGATGGAATTTATTGCTTGCAGCACGGACAATTACCGCGCCGGGCGCACGCAGCCGCGCTGAAACATTGATACATATATACACTGACGAAGATGAATGGGCGTGAAATAAATGCCAGATTACGCGCATAGGAAAACGGATAAACAGCTAGATGCCATGGAGCGCAAGCTCCGTGGTATCTACTCGCGCGCACACGTCGAAGTGCAAAAGTCTTGGAATAAATATATGTTGGAATCAGCCAAAAAAATCAAGTCTTTGCAAGACGCGTATGATTCTGCTAAAAAATCCGGGGATAGAGACGCGATAAAAAAAGCTGGCAAAGAGCTTGCGTCCGCGCAACGAGAGCAAACGCTGATGAACGATCACTATAAACGCATGGTAGAGCGCACGGCGCAAGAACTTTCGCAAGTAAATGAAATGGCTATTGCTTACATAAACGGAGAATTGCCAAAAACTTACGCAACAAATTATAATTTTTTTGGCAATCAGATCTCGCGAGAAGTGCCGAAATATACGTTTGAACTTGTGGACGCTGGAACGGTTGCGAATCTTATCAAATCCGATAAATCCCTTTTGCCGACGAGAAAATTGGATGTCGCTAAAGACAAGCGATGGAATACCAAAAAAATGAATTCCGAGGTGCTACAAGGGATTTTGCAGGGCGAAAGTATGCCGGAGATTGCCGAGCGGCTGCAAAAAGTTGAGCGCATGAATGCCGAATCCGCTATCAGAAACGCAAGAACGATGGTAACTGGCGCGGAGAATAAAGGCAGAATGGATATGCTATACCGCGCGCGTGACGCTGGAATTGATGTAAAAAGGAGATGGATTGCAACAAAAGATAACCGAACGCGTGATTGGCACGCAGAGCTTGATGGCGTTCTGAAAGATTTAGACGAGCCGTTTGTAAATTCCGTTGGTGAAATCATGTACCCTGGCGACCCCGGCGCAAGCGGTGCAAATGTATATAACTGCCGTTGCAGTCTGGGATATGAAATTATTGGCTTTAGAAAGGTTGGTAGACGATGAGCAGCGTTATTTTTGAGGACAACAGCGAAGAGGTACTTGCCGCCATGAAAAGGGCGCTCGTTCGTGGATTAGAAGCGATCGGCATGAAGGCGGAAACGTATGCGAAAGACAACACACCTGTCAGAACCGGCCGCCTTCGGAACAGCATGACACACGCCGTCGATAATGACGAACCCGCCGCTTACGTTGGTACAAATGTAAATTATGGCATTTTTGTCGAAAACGGTACGCAAAGGCAAAAGGCGAATCACATGCTTAGACGCGCTGCGACTGAGCACACAGACGAGTACAAGCGCCTGCTGGAAGAAAGCATGAAAAACGCCTGACGGCTACCATTTGACAAAAAATATTACAGGCTGTATAATGAGATAAACAAACAGTAATTTAACGGCAGGGCAATGCCGCCGAAGTACATGGAGGTTACTGCAAAATGAGTTTGACGAGAAAAATGCTTAAAGCAATGGGCATTGAAGATGAAAAAATTGACCAGATTATTGAAGCGCACACCGAAACCGTCGATGCGCTAAAGGAACAGCGCGACGGCTATAAAGCCGATGCCGATAAGCTGCCGGACGTTCAGAAAAAGCTGGATGAAACCGAGAAAAAGCTTGAAGCAAACGGCAAGGATAGCTACAAGGTGAAGTATGATGCGCTGAAAGAAGATTTTGAAAATTACAAGAGTGCACAGACCGCGAAGGAAACGCATGGCGCGAAGCTGGCGGCTTATCGCAAAATGTTGAAAGATGCAGGCATTTCCGAAAAGCGGCTTGATAGCGTCCTGAAAGTTTCGGACGTTGACGGCGTGGAGCTTGACGAGCAGGGAAATATCAAAGATGTTGACGCCCTGTCGAAAAACGTCAAAACCGAGTGGGCTGATTTCATCGTGACCGAAACTACGACCGGCGCGAAGGTTGATAACCCTCCTGCAAACAACGGCGCGAAGAATACGCCGAAAACGCTTGCAGAAGCGCTGCGCGAAAAATATGATCGAAAGGAATAAATAATTTATGGCTATTACTCTTACAGAAGCAAAGGTCGGCATGGCTGACCGCGTTGACCAGATGGTGGTTGACGAATTTAGACGTTCTTCCCTCCTGCTTGATAATCTCGTGTTTGATAACGCGATTTCTCCGGGCACTGGCGGTTCTACGCTGACTTATGGTTATATCCAGCTTAAAACCCCGAGCACGGCTTCTGTTCGAACCATCGGCAGCGAGTACACTGCCGGCGAAGCGAAGCGCGAGGAAAAGACCGCAAAGGCCGTCATCATGGGTGGTTCTTTTGAGGTTGACCGTGTGCTTCAGGAGACTTCCGGCGCGATTGACGAGCTTGCTTTCCAGGCGCAGCAGAAGATTAAGGCGACGAGCAACTATTTCCACAATCTCGTTATTAACGGCACGTCTGCCGCTTCCGGCGCTGGCTATGTTACCAACACCTTTGATGGCCTGAAAAAGCTGCTCAATGGCACGTCGAACGAATTCACGACGGATATTGATCTGTCTGATTCCGCGAAGGTCACTAGCAACGCGAACGCTTTTGTTGACCAGCTCGACCAGCTTGTCCACGCGCTTGATGGCGATGCGACCATGCTGCTGATGAACGGCGAAATGCTTCTCAAGGCTCGCGCCGCTGCTCGCAGAGTTGGCTACTATGAACGCACGAAGGACGATTTTGGCCGCGTTGTTGAAACGTTCGCGGGCATCCCGATGTTCGACATGGGCAAGTATTACAACGGCACTTCTTCTGTCGATGTTATCGGTACTTCTGCCGCGTCTACTACTGCTGCTGGCACTTCCAGCATTTACGCTGTTAGCATCGGCCTTGATGGCTTCCACGGCATTTCCCCGACCGGCACGAGCGTGATTTCCACCTATATGCCGGATATGTCTCAGCCGGGTGCCGTCAAGAAGGGCGAGGTCGAGCTCGTCGCTGGCGTCGTTCTTAAGAACACCCTCAAGGCGGCGGCTCTGAATGGCATCGTGCTCAAGCCGAAGACCGGCGCTTGATGAATAACTGAAAATGGGCGGTGCGAGAAATGCTGTTAGATGATATGTGTGCTATCTGCCGGAACTATTTCACTGATGATTCCGCAAAGCATAAAGGGACTTTTTCAGTCAAAGACGGCGTTCTCGCGCCGCTTGACTATCTCGCGGAGGGCCAATACTTCCGCGTTGTGGGGAGCGTCTTTAACGACGGCGTGCATCAATACCCCGCTCCGGATTTGACGGACGAGGTGTTTGATGGGGAAGTCTGGGCTATGCGCTTGCCTCCGGCGTTTTTGGCCTTGGCCGGGGAAATAGACGAGTACAGCCAGAAGATGGAGGGCGGCAGCGCCGCGCCTTATACATCTGAATCTTTCGGCGGGTATTCTTACGAAAAAGCAACCGACGCAGAGACTGGCGCGCCTCTTTCGTGGCAGGCCGTGTTCGCGTCGAAGCTGAACAGATGGAGGAAAATCTAATGTCGCTGTTGGAAGAAAGCATGAGAGACTGCGTGTTTCTCGACAAAACGACGCAGGATAATCCAGAGGGCGGGTATGACGTTATCTGGAAAGAGGGCGCAACATTTCAGGCCGCGATTGTATGCGATAATAGCATGGAGGCACTCACCGCGCAGAAAGCGGGCGTGACCTCAAATTACACAGTCACGGTTCACAAGCCTGTCGAGTTGACCTATCACACTGTTTTCAAGCGGCTGGAAGATGGGAAAATCTTTCGTGTTACCTCTGACAGCGACGATGTGCAGACACCCGCGCGATCGAGTTTTCAGGTCGCGCAGGTGACTGCCGAGGAATTTACGCCTACTTGATAAGGTGATGCGGAAAAATGACAAAAGAAGCAGCACTTTACAATTTTTACAAGCAATTTCTTCCTCCTTATGAGGAAAACACTGTGCCGGACAACGCAAAATTGCCCTATCTGACTTATAACATTGTCACTGGCGGCTTTCGTGACGGCGAATGTGCGTTAACCGTGTCCATCTGGTATCGAGATACAAGCTGGGCAAAATGCAATGCAAAGGCGCGAGAAATTGCGGCTAAAATCCCTGAAAGCGGTGCGTGGATTGAATGCGACGATGGCGCGATTTGGCTGAAACGAGGAAGCCCGTTCGCGCAGAATATGCCGGATGACGACAGGGACATTCGGAGAAAGTATTTCAATCTGACTGCCGAATACGTTACAACGATTTAACGAAAGGAATGAAAGCAATTTGAAATTCACGAAAATTCCTTCTGATACTTTCCAGAAGCTGCAAATTAACGCAGCTATCATTTGCAGCGATTTCACACCGGCGACCGGCACGGTCGGCGAAAGCGGTCAGATTGGCGCAACCACTGGCGGCATCAATTTCACTGCCACCCCGACTTATACCGACTTCGGCGAGGACATCGATAACTGCCCGAAGAACATGAAGGAACTCAAAAAGCTCGACAGTTGGGAAGCAAAGTGCTCTGGTACTTATGTCACGCTTGATACCGCCGTCGCCAAGTCTCTGCTCGGAGCGGCTGATATTGGCACGACCGATACGACGAAGGTCACGCCGCGCAACGACCTTGCGCAGGCGGACTTTGACGACATTTGGATTGTCGGCGATTACTCCGACAAAAACGGAGAGGAGAACGGCGGCTATGTAGCAATCAAGCTTATGAACGCGCTTTCTACTGGCGGCTTCCAGCTTCAGACTGCCGACAAGGCGAAGGGTCAGATGGCATTTGAGTACACCGCGCACTATTCGATGAACGCGCAGAATACCGTGCCGTTTGAAATTTACGTCAAGGCTGGCACTGCCGAAGCTGGCTGATATAATAATTTAGGAGGCAAATTATTATGAAACTTTCCGAACTTGATACTTCTCGCGCGGCAGACGTGCTTTGCGAGGCTGGCGCTTATGCGCTTAACATCCTGACCGACGAGGAACTCGCGGCAGAGCTTAAAAGCAAGATTGATAGCTCTGGCGAATTGTCGCGCCTTGAACTTTACACCTTTGGCGCGCAGAAGATTAGCACACTTCTGCCGATCATCCTGAAAAAGCACCGCGACGATGTGTTTGGCATCCTCGCGGCTGTGAATGGATGCGCTATCAAAGACATTGCGCACCAGAACATCATGACAACGATGCAGCAGGTCAAGGAGCTTGTGTCAGACAAGGACATGATCGATTTTTTCAAATCCTGCGCGCCGGTGGAGACGAATGTTTAATTTGTCTGTCGGGCACGCCTAAATGCAGTGTACATGGGCTGATTGTTTTATTGCCTAAATTAGTAAAAAATAGGCTTGAACAATCAGCCTATCGTTTATACACCGCCGAGTGTCTGCGGATGATTACCAAAAACACCGCAAACTTTAACGGTGGGGAATTTATCAAAGCAAAGTTTGAAGACGTTGTGAATCCGAAGCCGGTGGACAATCGCCCGGCAGAGGAAATCGCAGCTGATGTTATCAAACGTTGTGGACTGGTGGTGAAAGATTGAACCTTTTTAACCTTTTTGTTAAAATTGGAGCCGACACATCAGGGGCTGAAAAAGGAATTGATGATGTCGGGAAAAAGACATCCAGTCTCGGCAGCAAAGTAAGCAAGGGTCTTGGCGTGACAGCCAAAGTTGTCGGTGCTGCTGTTTCTGCTGCTGCTGGAGGTGTCGCAGCTTTGGCGACTGCTGCTACAAAGTCATACGGTGACTACGAGCAGCTTGTTGGTGGCGTGGAGACGCTTTTCAAGGAAAGCCAAGGCGTGGTGATGGAGTACGCCAACAACGCGTACAAAACCGCCGGGCTTTCTGCGAACGAGTACATGGAGACGGTCACGGGCTTTTCCGCGAGCCTGCTCCAGTCTCTCGGCGGCGATACCGAGAAAGCCGCAAAGTATGCGGATATGGCAATCACGGATATGTCCGATAACGCCAACAAGATGGGCACGGATATGTCCTCAATACAGTATGCCTATCAGGGTTTTGCCAAGCAGAACTACACAATGTTGGATAACTTGAAGCTTGGTTATGGCGGAACGAAAGAAGAAATGGAGCGGCTTCTTTCCGACGCGCAGAAGCTTTCCGGCGTTGAGTACGACATCTCCAGTTACGCGGATATTGTGGATGCGATCCATGTGGTGCAGACGGAAATGGGCATTACTGGCACGACCGCAAAGGAAGCAGCAACCACGATTCAGGGAAGCGTTTCCGCGATGAAATCCGCATGGAAAAACCTTGTTATCGGCATCGCTGACGATAATCAGGATTTCAATAAGCTCGTAAACAACTTCGTTGACAGCGCTGTCACAGCCGGGAACAATATTATCCCTAGGATTGAAACATCAATTAAAGGCATTGCGAAGCTCGTATCATCGGCCTCGCAAAGCATAATCCCGCTTGCGGTTGATACCATCGTTAATGCGCTCCCGGATGTGGTGTCTGCTGGCGCGAGTTTGATCGGATCGCTTGCAAACGCCATCACTAACAGTTTACCTACACTCGTCGCCTCGGCTGGTGACATTGTGCTCGAGCTAATTAACGGCATCACAGCCAAATCCGGTGACATTGTCAGCTCCGGCGCTACTATTGTAACTGATCTTGCCGAGGGTATTTCAGAATTCGCGGTGAATCTAATTCCGGCTGTCACGACCCTCTCCTATACGCTTTGGGAAGAACTCACAAACCCATCGACACTTTCCTCCATTATGGGCGCAGCGCTTCAAATCATTATGTCGCTTGTGGAAGGGTTGATGGAAGCGCTCCCGATTATTTTACAGTCTGCTCCTGTAATTATAGGAAACCTCGTTGCCGGTTTGATCGTGATGCTCCCGCAGATCATCAACGCTGGTATTGAGATTCTGATGTCACTTGTAAACGGGATTCTTAATGCCATCCCCAGCCTCGTGGCGGCTATTCCAACCATCACTATGGCGATTGTTAATGGCATCTTGACGAATCTCGATGAAATCATACTCGCGGCCATCCAAATCACGCTTTCCATCGCCATGGGTATGATCGAGGCGATCCCGAACATGATTACGCAGTTGCCCAGGATTTTTCTGGCGATTGTGAACGCATTTAAGGGGTTTAGTTGGAGTGGTATCGGGCACGATTTGTTGACAGGCATTTGGAACGGCATAAACGACAAAGTTGCTTGGCTCAAGAGCAAGGTACAGGGCGTTGTCGATAAGATCAAAGGCTGGTTCACCGGCAAAGATGGCTTCGATGAACACTCACCGTCGAAGTGGTCAAAGAAGGTGTTTCAGTATGTCATGGACGGCGGCGTGAACGGTATTGATGCTGGTATGCCCGGTATGATGTCCGCAGTTGGCGGTGCTGTTGATAGCATTAAAAATGGATTTGATATTGGCACGATTAGCGCGGGCGCGACCGCTTCTGGCAGCGCTCAAAACAACATTCGTGCGGCTATCCATGATGAGATTAGCAAGATTGGAATCTATCTTGACGGCAACACTCTCGTCGGCGGCATCTCTGATCGCATGAATCAGGGGCTTGGCAGTATTTACGCCGGTAACGAAAGGAGGGCGATGGCCTGATGGGTAAACTTTTGACGTTTATGATGCGCTTGCACGGCTCTAGTACATGGGACGAGATTGTGCCCGACACCGGCAAGCAAGTGACGGTCGTTTCTGCGACTATTGATAACCCAGTAGTCAAAACGGACACGGTAGACATCAACGCATATGATGGCGTGCTTGACTTTTCCAGCGTGCAAGGCATCCATTATGGCAACCGTAACATTAAAGTTACCTTGCGTAAGATCGCTGGCTCAACCTATGATTTTGATGCGCTGCGCAGAAAGTATCTCGGCCAGCTCGTAGACTGCCGGTTTGAAACAACCAGCGGATACTACTACTACGGCAGACTGACGGACATTGAGGACGATTATCAGCAGGACTTCCGGACCATAACGCTGACGGTTGACGCGAATCCATTTAGGCGGCCTGTGTCTGGTGCAACAACGGTGGAGATCCCTGTATATAAAACAGGCGACCTTATGCCAGCTTCGCAAGGAGCCGCGAACATCGACACATATGCAATCGGCGGTATTGTCAATTATAGCTACACGGAAAATTCGAGTGGCAGTCACGACATTTCGATGTCCCTTTCCAAGTCTGCCACAAAGGGCTATGTATATCTTACTATTACAGGGTTGACCGCCGGGTCTAAGTACAATCTCGACGTTAAAGGAATTTATGGAAACTCGTACATAACAATTCGCGCCGGTAGCAAAACAGGGGACATAATTGGGGAAAGCGAAATCAAGCAGTCAACAACGTTCATTTCACCGTCAACGGCCGTGGTGCTTGTGTTCACCACTTGGTCCAGCAGCGCAAGATTTTTGTTTGTTAGTTTGTCCTTGGCGCAATGGACATCGACGCACATCGATGGCGGCGACCGCGTTGTTTCCCCGACATATCTTGTTAGCATGTACAATATCAATATAGACGTTTTTGACGAAAACGGTAATAGCACTTCGACGGTGCTCAAAAAGTACACGTCGATGAACCCATATTTTGTTATACCACGTGGTGGTGCTGACATTATTGCGACTTCCAGAGAAAGAAGCATGACACTGGAAATTCAGTACATGAAGGAGCGTCTGTGAATGTTTGTATGCTATGTAGACGGAGACCTGCTTTTTTCCACCACGCAGATAAGCGGTCGAGAAATCATCTCCGGCTCGCTGACGGAAGAAATTAACGCGGTCAGCTCGCTTGAATTCACTCTGCCGCCGTCAAACGACATGGCATCGCAGGTAGAACCACATACGTCTGTAATTAAGCTGGAATCCGATGGCGTGGAAATCTTCCGTGGTACTGCGTCAAGCGTGAGCAAAAATTTTCGCGGTGATACCGTCGTAAGCTGCGATGGCATGATCGCGTTGATGTCCGATGTCATCAAAGAGCCGTTCACCGTTTCCGCACGCGGGATTGAAAGCTATGTTACGGCCATTGTTAAAAATTACAACGATGGTGTTACCGCTGACAAGGAGATTAAGGTTGGACAAGTCGTTGGGTTTGAAAGCCAGACATTCTCAGTTTCGCACAGCAAAGAGTGTAAAAACATCTTTGAGTTGCTGAAAGAGCTGAGATCGGAAAAGGGAGGCTATATCTGGGCATCCTACATCGGCGGCGATGTGTATATTAACTACACAAGGACAATCGGAAAAGAAAACAGTCAGCAAATCGCGTTTGGCTCTAACTTAGTTAACATCGAGGGGCAGCTCGAAGTTGGCACACTCGTTACTCGGGTTTGGCCACTTGGCAAAGATGGACTGACAATCTCAAGCGTGAACGACGGCAAGGCGTATCTGCAAAACGAAGCAGTCGAGTTGCGTTATGGGCGCGTAGACAAGACGATGCAGGTTGACAGCGACGACCCATCTGTTGTAAAATCGTATGGGCAGGCGTATCTAACCCGATACGCCGCGATGAACAACACCATCACCTTGACCGCGATTGACCTGCACAACCTCGACAAAACAATCTCGTCGTTCGAGGTTGGCGATTCTGTCCGCGTGCTTTCTCCCCCGCATGGGATTGACGCGGAGATGATTGTAAATAGCATCTCGACCGACTTGGTGCAGATTTCAAATTCAAGAATCACTCTCGGCGCAAAAAAAGGCAGCATCACAAGCATTATATCATCTGGCGGCGGGTCTAGCGGCTCTTTCGGCGGCGATTACGGCGGTGTTGGCGTTGATTATGTTATCGAGCAGGGCACAACCGGAAAATGGGTTTGGCGTAAGTGGGCATCCGGCATCGCAGAGATGTGGGCTACGTTCGATACGGACAAACTGGAAATGACAGAGCAGACATGGGGTTCGCTGTATACAGCATCGTGGATGGGTATCGCAGAAAATAAAGCAGCACGCCAATATCCGTTTGCTTTTGTTGAAAACCCGATCGTATCGGCGACGCCAACGGTTGGAAGTGGCAACATCTGGCTTGCCACAAACACCGAAAATGACACAGGCACGCGACTGACGTATGCCCCGGCGTATCAGTGCGTAAGAGCTTCCGACGCGACGGTTAATAACCCGCAGATC